TGGGTCTGATCAATCGGGCCAACGATCTGATACTCAGTGCCCCGCGTAACAGTCAGCGCATTGCTCAGATCCGCACCAGTGCCAACAGCAGAACGACACTTGGCAGAGAACGCATCAAGTTCAGCCTTGCTACCAAAATGGAACGCATCGAGTAGGTGATGCGACTGATTCCAGGCGATCTTGTCCATCACCGTGAAACCGAAGAAATATCCAGTTCCAGTGATCTTCATCATCCCGCGACGGTTGCTGTAATCAGCAGCCTCTGGTGCATTAGCTGGCACCCACGTCGGCCGTATCGTGACCTTGCGCAAATCCGGGCCATACAGACTGCAGCCACGGGGCAACAGCACACCACCAGTCACTGGGTTGAACAGCTTCAGATCATTGTCAGTCGGATCCTTTGATGTTCCCCAGCTTGCAATACTGGTGCTGGTGCTACCAGGATCCGTAATCAGGATGTGAACACCAGGCGACAGCACAATGGATACACAATCCACATGTGCCCGTGGATCAGTGTAGGTGTACCAGCTCTTGCTGGTGATGATCGCCGCTTCAATACAGGCGCGGTTGATCGTCTTAAATGGGCGCTGCGGTGTATAACCACACTCCAAACGCTGCAGCTCAACACGTTTCAGCTTTTGCGCAATGATCTCTTCGTCAGTTCCTGTAGCCTCGTGCGTATTGTATGAACCACCAACGAACCTATCACTACCGATGTAGGGATTCACGTAGAGCGTGAACGGTGCGCTCAGCGGATCCATCGGCATCCCGCTGCCCGGCATCACCACGGCATTGCCGGCCACCTGGCGCATCATGTCTACCAAGGTCGCCAGCTGCTCCTTGGCCGCCGCTTGGCTGGTAGCCACATCAATGGCGCCGCTCTGCCCAGCTCTTTGCAGTTGGCCCATCAGTGCGCCGTCACCTAGTCCTACCTCTCAGCCTATGGAGCATCCTCTTTCGCCAATCGGATCTTCCCTGTTGCCACGAACTGCGCCGATAGCTGGATCACATTCGTTGCCTCTGTATTCACGCTGGTCCTGCCGATCAGGATGTCGGTCTCATAAAACACACGCTCACGTACCAGTGGCGCTGATGCCGTGCGGTGATCCAGCAGCTGGAATCGAGCACGTGCCTTGCTGCCTTGCGCGGTGAGCATCATTAACCGCAGCATCCCAAGGCCGCTCTGCTCACCAGCAATCCAGCGATGATCCACCTCGCCGTTGAAACTGCCGGCGCCGCGGATCATGCCCTTGGCTGATTCGCCGAACGCCTGGCCGATGGCGTCGCTATCCAGCTGCGCTGCATCCATCTCAAACACCCAGCTGGTGAGATCACACTGGATCAACCAGCCACGTTGCGCGACATCAGCAGCAGTATCAAGCAGGATCTGTGGCACCGCGGCCAGATTGCCTGCCGGCTGCTCACCATCGGGAATCTCCAGACCGGCAATTGCCTCCAGCAGCTCACGCGCCGCGGCCGTGTAGTTACCATCGGCGCCGAGCGTGCGCAGTTCAGCGCCCGATAGCGTCACCAATGTTTGACCCGATAACGTCACCAGCGTCTGGGAATCGCTATCGCTGATCGCCGGCAGGATCAGCATCACGCCAGGGCTTACATTCCGCAGTGGTATCAGGCCCTGTGTACCGCCATTGATTGCATTGATCTCGCTGTCGTAGAACCGCACATCATCCATCTCATCACGATGGATAAATGCCGTAGCAGTCTGCTGGAATCCAACGGTTGCTGCCGACTCCCAGAACGGTGCTGATGGATCCGCACTCCAGAACCCACCACCAGCTGTGCGGGCAGCCAGCGCAGGGCCAATGGCGCCGCCGGTATCACTCCAGAACGCATGGCCATCAGGACACGGCGCAGCGCCATTCAGGCCGATGCCCAGCGGCACGCCGCGCAGGCTCACTAGCAGCACCTCATCACCGCTCTGGAATGCCTGATCCGTCAGATCGAGCGATGGATTGGCCCCACGCTGCAGCCGCTCATCCGCAAGCGCTGTCGGAGCCGGCCATTCCCGGCTCAGCTCAACGATGCCCTGCTGCCCGAGAACTGCCATCAGAACATCCGATCAGGCTTGCCATTGATCACGAAGTTGATGCTCACCTGCGTGTTGTCACCCGTGCTGATCGCTAGCCCTTGCTGACTGATCAATGCCGGGCCGCTGATACTGCGGTTGCTGCCCTTGTAAATGATCATCTCCAGATCATCAGGCTGCTCGCCATCATCAAAGATACGATTCATCAACTCAACGGTTGCGCCATCATCAGTCTTGTAGAGCAGTGTGGCTGAGCCGCTGGTGGTGCGCTTGCCGTACGCATACTCATCATCTGCGTCACCAATGCCGGTAGTCTCCAGCGTTGCACGCTGCGTTTGCATATCCACGTTTCGCACCTTCGCAATCTTGCGGCCGCGAAACCGCAGTTCTGCATGGATGCTATTGGCAACAGTCATCTCATCACAGCCATTGGCTACAGCCTAAGCTCCGCCCGTAGTTCAACCCTGACCGTAACCCGCTTGCCGCCCTGCACCCTGCTGCCTTGCGGCGGGCCGGTGAAATACCAGCGCAGCCCTGGCCCAGGGGCGGACAGCATCGCAAGCGCTGCAGGATCATCCACCGCCTTGAATACGATCGGCGGCAGCGACACATCCTCCACCATCCCCCGCGCCGCGTCATGGGCCGCTGTGATCGCCGCGGCAGCCACCTGGGTCACGTTGGCGAACGTCAGGGTCATAGTCGCGTCTGATGCCTTGTCGCCCCACTGCCTCACGCTGCGAACACCGCTCTGCGCACGCCGCTGCGTTACCGGCCACTCGGGCTGCACGAACTCATGCGCCGTCGGTTGAATCGCTGGGAACTGAACGGTCATCGAAGAATCACCCACGCATCAGCACGATCCCAGTCTGCTGCCGCCACCATTCGCAGGCTCGCATCCGTTGGCATGTGCACCGCCTCGATCTGATAGGCGCCATCATCCGTTGGCGCAATCTTGGCAATCTGATAGCTGCGCACCTGCGTAGTCGTTTGCTTCACGGTGAACACGATCCCGGCCGGTGATGCCTTCCCACCGCTGATCGTCAGCGTGCCATTGTCGTTGACGGTGCCAGTACCATTCCAGCTGATCACGTTGTAACTGCCATCAGACAGTGGTGTGGTGCTCACCACCGTGCCATCAGCTAGCACGATGCCATTGTTGAACTGATCGTAAACCGTGGCATCCATCGCCACCCTGATCATGTCACCAGGGCCAACACCAGCGCTGATGCCCTCCAGTCCGTCGTAGGTGGTCTCAAACTTGATTGCGTGATCACGCAGCCGGCGCAGCCTCAGTGTGAACTTTGCTACATCAATGGCATGGTTTTCATTGGTGCAAAAGTTCGCTACGTCGATGGATTCAATCGGAAGATCATCAGACCCATAAGGCGCCGCCTCGCGCACCAGCACCTCGCGCTCCTGCGGGAACATGCCAGGGTTGGCGGGATTAGTGCTACTGCGCTCCTGCCTCCATTTCACACTGATCTGTGATGGCTGGCGATCCTCCAGTGGGATGGTCTCAAACTGGAAGGTTCCTTCTGCGATGTTGCCAGCACTGAACAATGCCTTGTGTTCTACGGTGCCAAAAATGATGAATGGCACCAGCTCGTAACGGCCGTTCACCTCACGGAAATCAAGCAGCATGAAGCCGGCATGATCAGCAATCCACTGACGCGGATTCTCCTGGCTGAGGATCACACCACCATCAAAGAAGTATCGGCGATCGTAACACCACTGTGCAGCCTGCCTGAAGGTATCAAGGCTGATCTGTTCATCGCTAATGTTCTTCGGCCCGTATTTCGCATTGGTGAGCAGATCCAACGCCAAATCAGGCAGTAGATGTGACGAACCTTCGGTGAGATCATTCAGTAGCCGTCGCACTTCGGTGCCACCAGTGACATAGCCAGAGAGCTGGCTGAACTGCTGCCATTCATACGCTGACAGCGCATTCACTCCAAACATTGCGATGCCGTCATAAAGCGGCACCGTTGGATTCTGCACGATCTCGTTGACATACACAATCTCGTGTTCAGGCTGCGTTGCACTCGACTGGATTTCATCGTAGACGAATGCTTCAGCTAGCTTGCCCCAGGCATCGGCGTAGTTGTTGTTGGTATCAGGATGCGGCAGTGGGTTAGCAATGGTTCCAATATTCTCCCGCTCCGTTTGCAGTAGCCTGAAGGTTTCCTGTGTGCGCGGAACACTCCGGCCATTGAATATAGCCTTGATTGTTTGGCCGCCAGTGGTGGTAGTGAGCGTGATGACATTGCTAAGGCGTGAATCAATGACGTAAAGAGTGGTGGCCGTTGCATTGCGAATCTCCCAACCGCTAAGCGGCTCCAGCTCCCACTCCCATGAATCCTGCGATGGAAACTCAAGCCGCAGTGCATTGAACATCGACTGCTGCTCAATGCCGACAAACCCAAGGATCTGATTGAGTGGAATCAGCGTTGTTTCCGATTGCTTCTTGTATCTGAGCCGGAAGAACGAATAGCGCTCTTCAGATCCGGTCATCTGGCCGCTCTGGAAGTTATCAACCTTCACCGTATTGCCG